AAACATTGCCAAGCATTTTACCAAGCATCTCATTCTTGCGTCTGATATATCTCTTGTGGTCGGATTCTTTTTTGCGTTGTGACGATTATCCATGACGGGCAGCCACATATATCGGGGATGATCTTCGATGGTTACTGTGCAGCTAACTGATGCGTACCCTTCACCTTCCCAAACTGTGTCGTGAAATTCATAATTACTATTTGGAAACTCATGCATAAGAATTTTCCAAGCAGCAGTCCAAGTTATATATTTAGCTTGAAAGCTACCCGATGGAATTGTTTCCACATAAGGAGTTACATCATGGTCCCTTAATGTGTTCCAAATAATTTCAAATTTAGTTTCATTCGTTTTACTCAATCCATTCTCCATAATTTGCGTGCATTTTTAACGTGTAGTGGATTCATCCCAGACCACTGATAATCGGACCCGAATTTTGGGTCTGTGAGCCGTAGTAAATGATCTATTCGACTAGAACTGTACAAAAGTGCCTCTCGCCTCTGGCAGGCCGAAATTACGGATCTGAGAGACTTTTCTAAATCTTCTATGCTTGGAGAGTAGATTTTGTACCCAAATCTGGTACTCATCACCAATTTTGGCTGAATTTTGGTGAAATGCCAGTAGGCTGCAATCTGAGCCATGTAATTTTCTTGTAATCGTTCAGGTGGTTTTGCTCCCCATTTGGTTTTAAATTCAATTCCACCCTCTTGAAAATCCCCATATCCTAGGTAAGGAAGATCAACACCTTCAAGTTTGCCACCGATCTTACATTGCCCGGTAACTCTGTTGGAACCTTTAGTAACTTCCCTCATTCCCTCTAATGCGAATTGGCAAGTTAATCCAAATTCTGTGAAGCTAGGTTCAGTTTCCGTTATAATTTCTTTATCCTCTTTCGTTAACTTTTTTTTCCCATTACTGAAACAAGATGTGTTGTTTACCAAATCATCAATTTTGGTTTGCTCTTCAACCTTGTCCCTCCAGTGTGGGGATTTATAACCTTGTATGATATTGATGGCCTCCCGGTAGGCTTCACTCTCAGTACAGTCTTCTACAAGAACCAAACTAACGTAATGCTCTACGGCTCTTCCAAAAAGGAAATGCCAGTTGTCGTTGAACTGATGATTGCCAAGATGATCTTGGTAGTGACCATGCTCCCGAAGGATAAGGTCACCCTCTTCCTTCTTACCTGACTTAATAAGTTCCCAAGCCTTGTCCCGTTCTGGACGTAGCACCAACTTATCATAAAAGACTTGTGCATCCGAAGAATTAAAAGGGTTGGAGTGGTGTGTATACTCTTCAAACCCATCAGGGTTTAATTTTAGGTCGTATCCCATGTCTATCGATTCTCTTCCATTGATTCTTGATCTTACAAATCGAATTAAAAGATGCAAATAAAAATGATCGTAAAAGCATAATTAAATGACTGATAGATGTTGCAAAAAGTCTAATTAAGTCATATATCTATTTATGGAAGTAACTTAATAGGAGGAAATAATGGAACTTACAGATAAAGAAAAAAAGGTTTTATCAGTCTTTAGAATAGAGGGTGAAACTTGCTGCTCAGTTGATAATGCGCAAGACATGAAAGACCAGAACATGAGTTATGCTATTTTAGAAGATGTAATGGAGCAAACTGGCTACAACTCTCAGCAAGTTGGTGGCATAGTTGCAAGTCTTTTAGAAAAAGATTTACTTATACCAGAAGAGCATTCAGAGGGTAAATCAATGTGGTTTCTAAGTGACCTAGGCATAGATGCCGCTTATGCAAACCCTGAGAACAACCTGAAGTATGACAATTTAATTGATAGGAACTCTAATGGGTTGCGGTAAATTAATATCACAAGTTGTCCCATGTGGACCTTACGGGGCCGATGCTAAATCGGTCCCTATCAATTGCGGAAATACTAATTACTACGGGAATGAGGCCCGTTGTGAAACTTGCTCTCAGAAAAGACCGTGGTATATTTGCGTTCACGGTAACGATGTTTCTGAGTATATGTGTGGTGACTGTGAGTTTGAAGCAGACGGAGATTTGGAATGAGGTTCACTAGAAAAAAAGTATTGGATGCTATTGGTGACCCAAACCTAGATCTTATTCAGGGCAAGGGTTACCTTTACTTTACCTACAATGTAATGGAAGATGAAAGGTATATTAATGGTCACTATGAACAGTTTCACAGTGTGTATGTACATAGGCTTAATCATTTAAACTTTGACAGTTGGGTTTCTATCGGCACTAGGTTTGCCAGAGAATGCCAAGAAGGTAGCTATAACGGTAGGGAATGGCAGCCTGCGGTATATGGAGATTGATATGGAAATAATAAACGTAAAATTAAAGTATAAGAGAACTATAGAAAAGGAGTACCACATTAAGGCTCCTATTGACCTTAAAGAGGTTGAAGATTGGATTGAGCAGCACGAAGAGCATCAAACCCTAGAAGAGTATCTGGCAGAGCAGGATGGTGCTACTTGGGAAGATTTAAAGGAAGAAGGGTTTGAAACTGGCTTTGACATAACCAAGGAAGAGTTCATAAAACAGAAGAAAGAAGAAGACGGTCCATTCACAGTCGAGCAGCGCACTGAGTACGTTAAGCAGTTTCTGGATGAATTTGTCAGTACTTACAGTGAAGATGCAGATTACTTTTATTATGAGCATCGTGAAATTATGGATAGAGACTGTGTTCAAGAAACTGAAGAAGTAGATTTAATTGGTAAAGCGGAGGTTTTAATATGAATAACGATTTTGACAGTTTTGAATCATATAAGGTTGGTGACTATGTTGAACGAGTGCGTAAGTCCAAGCATGGACCTTCTCGATTTCAAATAGAAAGTATCTTTGTTGACGAGGGTCAATTGTATTTTAAAGTAAATAACGGAACATGGTTTAAGCCGGGCGAAATTAACATGGTTGAGGAAGCCTACGATTAGTTATAAGTTTGGTGTATTAGATAAGTTAAAGGGCGGTTTTCACCGCCCTTTTTTTTAAGTGTGGGGGAGGACTTGGGTACACCTCCAACTGACTGACCTAGATACCATTTCTATATTCTGTCAGCACTTACTTCCACTTGGTAATGTGATGTGATCCTTACCCTCTCGAGTTCAGACCTGAGTACCACCTCTAAGTAATCAAGTTATGCGTCTTGGCAACACACATTCCTTGCACCCACTTATTCCCCTCGTCAGGGAAATTCCTATTTATTGTCCTATGGATATTCAATTTCAAATCCCATTAGGTTTGGATAATGAATTGACCCGAGCATTGGAGTTGACCAAATAAGTTCAACGTCTTCCAAAGTTTGCATATGCTTTGAGATAAGTTGAGGCTGACCCTCACGCTCTGTCTTCATCCTTTTCAAAAAACTATCTATAAGTTTTATTCTGTAGAGATCTAT